CAGGTGGACAAGCAGCACCCGCTGCATCACCGGATGTCAACGTACTAGTAACCTTACCGAAAAGTATAAGCCCGAACAATGCAACAGGCACTCGGTATCTTGCTTCAGTCATGTCATAGGAGACAAACATGAAAGGATTCATTTTAGATAGATTAGCCGAAAGAACATCACTAGACGGCGCAGTATTAATTGCTGCTGGTGTTGCGTTCATACTCTTTAAACCAATAGCAGGTCTTATTGCATACGGCGCAATTGCGTATGGTGCTTGGACTATTTGGAAGCGAGAAGAATAATGATAGAAGTAGCCGCAGCGATGCAACTAGCTACTTCCGCATACCGTGGTATCAAGGGTGCGATAGAAGCGGGCAGAGAAGCACAAGATCTAGTGAATACGTTTGGAAAGTTCTTTGACGCCTCAGATTCAATAAGCCAAGCTGTCATTGCAAACAGCAATACGTCGATGACACAGAAAATTTTTAGCGGTAACAGTGTTGAATCACAGGCACTAGAGATAACCGCAGCAAAGCATAAAATGCTGGCAATGGAAAAAGAGTTAAGAGAGTTTCTGATCTATACTGGGCAAGGCGCATTCTATGAAGATATGATGGAAGAACGCAGAAAGATACGACGAATGCGTATCGTGATGGCAAACAAAGCGTCTGAACGTAAAGCATTTATGGTAGATATGATTGCCTTAGCATTAGGAGCCGGTGCAGTCGTAGGACTATTAGTAACGTTTGGCGTTATTGTAACATCATAAAAAAGGGGCACCGAAGTGCCCCCATAAAAGAGTGTGTAATCTTTTTAATCGTCTTCAGCTAATGCTGCAAAGTAACTAAGTGTATCTTCCTCATCAGCACTCGACGCGACTGTGACGCTGGAAGATGTAGCAGAGTTAACCGCCATCAAATCCTCAACATCATCAGTGCCTGTCTGTGCTGCAATAGTCTCAGCAGTGGTCACTTTCGCGCCTCCCGTGAGTACTTGATTCAGCTTAGCCTTCAACTCATCATAAGTCTTGAAGTTCTTAGGATCAACCATCTCAGCAAGTGAATGCTGCTTGCCCCAGATTGCTTCAATCTCTTCATCAGAGTCTGCAACCGCAGAAGGAGATGATTCAAACTCAGACTTGTCGTAATTACGATAGCCTTCTACCTGACGCGCCTTCAACTTGAAGTTAGAACCTTCCCAGAAGTCAAAAGGATTTGATGCTGTTTCATCTTGAAACTCAGGTTGCATCTGATCTTTGATCTTGTCAAAGATTTTCTTACCAAACTTGTAAAGCATTACCTGACCCTCGTTCTGAGGATTAGCAGGGTCTTTTACTACAAGAACATTTGCGTAATAAGACAATCGACGCTTTTGCTTTCGTGCGATGTCCTTATTAGATTCAACACCACTGTTCCAAAGTTCGCTGTTCAATTCTGATACAGGGTCTTGTTGATTCAAAGTAGTGAGTGAGTTCTCAATGTACCACTTACCTGTAGGACCTTGAAAGCCATGATTCCATAAACGAACCCAGGGAAGTTCTTCACCTTTAGGGGGAGCAAGAAAACGTAAGACAGCATACCCATTGCCAGCAGAATCTACTGTGAGCTTCCATTCGTTACCGTTGTCTCGGCTTTGTTGTTTAGGGGAATCGATCTTTTCAACTTCTTTCATCAAGTTGTCGAAAGAGCCTCTTGCTTTGCGCAAGTCTGATAGGGAATTAAATGACATATTTTGTATCTCCGTATATGCGTTGTATTTTTGTATAGTGTCCTGTATTAGCGGACACTATTATTTATAATGCCCACAAACAGCGAATTTTAGTTCTTCGCTGATTTGGACAAATGGACGATACTTCTTGATCAACATGTTGGTGTCTTCTAAGAAGATATCATCAGCCTCTATAGTAACATAATTGTAGAGTTTGTCAAGTGCTACAATCGTTTCTAAAGAAATCATTTTACCAAAATACAATCTGTACACTAGAGGATGTCTCCCTGCGTGTGCATCAAAAGGAGAAGTCAATTCTTCTTTCTCCATTTCATAATCTATCTTGGCGATGTCTTGTTTAAAACTGTACGCAAAGTTTTGTCGCACAGCCTTCCATTCTAAATATCGTTCCTTTGATTGCAAGTCAAACATTCCGCCCCAGCGATCACCGGATACAAAGTTAGCGACAAGAAAATCAATTGCTTCTTTGCGGCTGTAGTCTCTAGCGATCTTACGAATTGCAGTCAAGTCTTTTCGCTTCATAAAAGATTTTTGACTAGCTCTAACAGCACCCTTTGTTTTAGTGATGTCGTAATCCTTCTTTGTGAAGTGCAGTTTGAGTGCTAGGTAGAGTTTATATACTTCAAACGGTTCCATAATCAAAAGGGTAGCTTGCCTGTTTTCTCTTTCATAAGATTTAGAGTTTCCGCTTCTTCTTTAACTTTTTCTTTAAGAGAAGGGGTCAAAAGTTTTCTGACAGATTCAATTTCTATTTCTTGTTTCGTGCAATAATCAACTAAACAATCAATCAATGGATTTTTAGTGCTGTATGCTTGTTTTTCAATGTGCTGAGAAAATTCAACCTGTGTTTTGAATTGCTTAGTTATTAAAAATACGTCTGTCATTTTTGATGTATCGGTCATGTCATTGTCTACTATAAGTTTATGCATTACTGTCTTACCTTCCATTCGTGTATGTATTCGATCACATCAAATTCGGCTTTGATGTAAGGTAGCTCACATTTAGTTTTTTCTACTTCACCTTTTCTATCAAATTCAAAAACAAATGGGTGCCCAAATGCCTCTGCTATTTCTAAAATTGTCTTAGGATCTCCTGCACCTAAATGAACCCAAGGAGGACGTTTTCCGTCGTGTGTTAGCAATAACTTTACGATGCCAGTAACAACATCAGTAACATAGGTAAAGTCTCTTTCTTTTCTACCATTGCCGTATATGTGTAGAGGTTCACCTTTTTTAATTTGATTTTTGAATGCACGGACAACAGTGCTATGTTCACCGTAGTCAGCTTCTCTGGGACCGTAGACGTTGTAAAAATACAACAGATGTGATTGCACCTGATACAATTTTTTGTACAGCCTCAGTGTTTCTTCCGCGAGAGTCTTACCGAACGTATAAGGATTTGCATACGGCGTACCTTGCAATCTGCTAGATGACTGCGCAAAAAACACGGGACACTCCCAATGTCTCGCCCATTCACATACTGATACTGTAGGACCCACATTATTCATAATAGAATCTGCTGGTTCTTGCATTGACAGCCTGACTCTAGGAGTATTCGCTAAGTGTATGATGCCATCAACTTGAGGAGTAGTCTCTTCAAACTTCACATCCTCAACTGCGCAATGAAGGTATTGCACATAATTACTCTGTACAATATGTTCACCGTTTCGCTTATCGTCTACAACTGTGACATAACATTCCATTGCTGCAAGTGCTTCAACTAAATGAGAGCCTATAAAACCACATCCACCTGTAACGATGTAATGTGTCATGTTAAAAGCCATAATTAACGCCTATAAAATATATGATTGTCTGCAACCATTACCATCTCCATACTGTCTTTCCAGTAAGGCTCTACATACTTAGCATGATAAAACAGAGATCCTTCTGTAGTATCAATGCCTGTATTATACACTATTTCAGCAACATCGAACACCTTTTTGTATACAGACTGGTCGGCTACAAAATCTGGTTTGCCATCACAATACCAACTAAATTGACATTTGTTTCTCAGTGGAACTTTCTTACCATGCGCCTCTTCCCACCATTTAGAATACTGTGCTTGATAAACAACCTCGCACACTGTATTCGGAAACCTAGATGATTTCACCCTGTTCAAGGTAACACTAGCAACAGCAACCTGTCCAGTGATTGTCTCTCCTCTAGCCTCATGATATATGTTGAGTGCTAGGCAAACTACTTCGGGGTTTATTGGAGTGGGTACAATGTATGTCGCCTTGGTTGCAATTGGAACTGGAGACAATTCTTTTCGAGGATCTACTTTTTCGCCTTGACAAGAAAAGCACCCGAGCAGTACGATAAAAATCATAAGACCTGTACGCATTAGATTGCTCCTTTAACGTAAGAAATTGGGTTGCCTCTCCTTTTGGTAACAAGGCGAGAGACTCTCCCCGCTAGCTTATGCAGCTAGTTGATAAACGTCATCGTTTGCGTTTAGTTT